TTGCGCCTTGCTCGACGAAATCCACGAGCATCCCTCGAATGCGATGGTCGAGTTTATGCGGGCCGGAACCAAGGGACGGCGCCAGGCGTTGATCGTCATGGCGACCAATTCCGGCTATGACCGCCTCTCCGTCTGTTACCACTATCACGACTACGGCATTAAGCTCCTGACCGGCCAGGAGGAAAGTAACGACGCCTTCTTTGCCTACATCTGCTCGCTCGATTCCTGCGCCTCCTGCTGGGCCTCCGGCTATGTCCAGCCGAACGCCGATTGCCCCGACTGCGACGACTGGCGCGACCCGAAAGTCTGGATGAAGGCGAATCCGCTCCTTGGGGTGACGATCACGCACAAGTACCTCGAAGAGCAGGTTCGGGATGCGACCGGGATGCCCTCCAAGCAAAGCATCGTGCGCCGCCTTAATTTCTGCGAATGGACCGAATCGGCCACGCCCTTTATCGGCGCGGACGTCTGGAAGGCTAACGGCGCCATGCCGAGCGAGGAAGCCTTGCGGAAATACCCGGTTTTCGGGGCCCTGGACCTCTCGGGCAAAAACGCCCTGACGGCGCTCGTGATCGGCTGTCAGGACGAGAATTCGAAAGTTCACGTCAAGCCCTACGCCTGGACACCCGAGAAGGGACTGAAGGATAGGCAGGAAAAAGACGGCGCTCCCTATGCGCGCTGGGTCGAAGAGAAGCACCTGAAAACCACCCCGGGCGCAACCATCGATTTTGAGTTTGTCGCGGCCGAGCTCGCTCGTATCCACGCCGACTACAACCTGCATGGCGTGGCCTTTGACCGTTGGAGGATTGAGGATTTCAAGCGCTCCTGCCAGAAGATCGGACTCGAGGCCTGGATTGAAGGCACGGACGAGCCTATTCCCGGGGGCTTGCGGCTCGTGCCCCACGGTCAGGGTTTCCGGGATATGTCGCCCGCCATCGACCACCTTGAAGACGATCTGAAGGAAAGCCGGCTTTGTCACGGCAACCACCCGGTGCTGACGATGTGTGTGGCCAACTGCACCACCGAAATGGACGCCGCCGGGCTGCGCAAATTCTCGAAGGCCCGCTCGACCGGGCGGATCGATTTAGCACAAGCGCTCGCGATGGTCGAAACCGTGATTAAAGGCGCACCGCGAGAAGCCGAGAAGGCTTACCAGGCCTACTTTTTCTAGGAGAGTTGAGTTACCGGCTTAACCATGAGGCCAACTGTTAGAAGTTCACAATCATCAACGAAGCGGGCGCCCTTAATCGAATGACTTTTTGTGACCTGGAAAGCGACATCAAATTCGGGATTTCCGTGAATCAGGCGCGTCGCTTCCTCGGTTAATTCAGCCTCGAATATCAGGGAACCTTTTAACCATCGGATATTTGTCGCCTTGCCGACCGGACGCGAAAAATCAAACGCCAGAAAAATCAAGGGATTGGCCTGGAATTTACGTAAGCCGACATTATTGTAAGGCATTGGTATTGAGACGCGCATAGTTTGCATTCTAACACGCGTTATCTGACGTAAATAAACAGTTTCCAACCTCTCTAAAGCCTCGGACCTTCCGGGGCTTTTTCATTTTCGGAGTCCCAAACCCATGATCAAACGAGCCTATTCCACGATCGTCATCAAGGCCGTCGACGACGAGAAGCGAATCATCGAAGGCGTCGCCAGCACGCCAACCCCCGATCGCGAGAACGAGGTCATCGTTCCCGAGGGAATAACGTTCAAGCTCCCCCTTCCGCTGCTGCGGTTTCACAAACTTGAGCAGCCGATCGGCACCATCTTTGAAGCCAAAAGCAGCCCGCAGGGCTTTTTCATCAAAGCTCAATTGCCAGGACCCGGAATCCTCGCTTATGTCGATGAAACCTGGGCTCAGATTAAAGCGGGGCTGATACGCGGGCTCTCTATCCGTATTCGCAGCCTGCAAGAGACCTGGGACAAGGCAATCGGCGGCTATCGATACCTTGTTTCGGAGGCCCTTGAAGTATCCGTCTGCACCATTCCCGCAAACATCGAAGCGAATATCACCGCCGTCAAGTCTTTCGACCAGGGCGCGGCCGCGACCGGCCAGAAGCGCCCGCCGGTAAGACTCGACGCACCCTCTAACCCTCCCGGCGTTTCGGGCCAGACCAAGAGCAAGAGCATGAAAACCATTCAAGAACAGATTGCCTCGTTTGAGGCAAAGCGGGCCGCGCACGCCGCCCGCATGACCGAAGTCATGAACAAGTCGGGGGAGGAAGGCCGGACCCTCGACGAAACCGAAACGCAGGAGTACGACGGCCTGCAGTCCGACGTGAAGTCGATCGACGAGCACCTGGTGCGCCTGCACGCTCACGAGCAGCAGGTGATCGCCACTGCGACGCCCGTCACCGAGAAGGCTGTCACCGATCCGCAATCGGCCTCCAGGGCCCGGGGCGGAATTGTGACCGTGAAGAGTCCGGAGTTGCCCAAGGGGACCATGTTTACCCGGTACGCAATCGCGCTCCTGCGCTCGCGGGGCAACCTGATGCAGGCGGTCGAAATCGCCAAAGCCTGGAAAGACACCACCCCCCAAGTCGAAGCGGTCCTGAAGGCGGCCGTCACCGCCGGCAGCACCACCGAGACCGGCTGGGCGGCTGAGCTGGCCGACTACACCTACATGGCCTCGGAATTCATCGAGTTCCTGCGGCCCATGACCATCATCGGCCGTATTCCCGGTTTGCGCCGGGTTCCGTTCAACATCAAGGTCCCGCTCCAGGATGCCGGTTCGACGGTCGGATGGGTCGGAGAAGGGCTGCGTAAGCCGGTCTCCAAGCTCCATTTCGACACGGCTACCCTGCGTTTTGCCAAGGCGGCCGGCATCGTAGTTCTGACCGATGAGCTGGTGCGTTTCTCCAACCCCTCGGCCGAGGCTCTGGTGCGCGACGACTTGGCGGCGGCCATCGCTCAGTTCCTGGATGAGCAGTTCATCAATCCGACGGTGGCGGCGGTTTTGAACGTTTCGCCCTCCGCCGTGACCTTTGGCGCGGGGACCGCTCTGGCCTCCGGGACGGATGCGGACGCTTTCCGGGCCGACTTCCGGGCGCTCCTGGCGCAGTTTTTGAACGCCAACGTTTCGCCCTCCGGCGCGGTATGGGTGATGCAGCCGATCCAGGCTGTCGCTTTCTCGCTCATGCTCAACGCCCTCGGCCAGAAGGAGTTTCCCAGCATCAACGCCGACGGCGGAACGCTCGAGGGTTACCCGGTGGTGACTTCGAACAGCGTGCCGAGCGGGATCGTGGTTTTCCTGAAGCCGAGCGAGATTTTCCTGGCGGACGACGGCGGGATCACGCTCGACGCCAGCCGCGAGGCGTCGCTCGTGATGGATGACGGCGGAAGCCCGAACGTCACCACGATGGTCAGCCTCTGGCAGAATAACATGGTCGGCCTCCGGGTCGAGCGTGTCATCAACTGGCAGCGGCGGCGTGATGAGGCGGTTTACTACCTCAGTTCCACCAACTACGGCGGCGGATCGCCCGCCTAGTCCGTAGCCGTTTCCCTCAACAGCCGGGAGTCTTGACGGGCTCCCGGCCCTTTCCCTTGAACCGCTATGAAAATCAAAGTCATCTGCCTGAAAAATCACCGCTACGCCGGTAAGGCGCGGCGGTCCGGGGAGACTTACCATGTTCCGGCCAGCCATCTACGCTTTCTGAGCAGCGTTGGCTGGGTAGCGCGGATGCTGGAGTCTCAACCCCCGGTATTTTATGAACCTCCATTCCGGGTGGCTGAAATCGCCGCGCCGCAAGTCGAAGCGGAACCGGAGCCGGAGCCGGAAGTTGAGCCCGAACCCGAACCTGAGCCAGAGCTCGAACCGGAAGCACAGCCGGAAGCGGAAGGACCTCCCGCCGAAGAGAAACCGAAGAAGCGGAGCCATCGACGCCGCGATGACCGCGAACCGAAACGGCGCAGTTATCGCCGCCGCGACTTGGAGGCGGAAGAGTAACCGATGATGCGCAAACCCGCGCTGGTCCGCCGCCTGATTGCCAAGGCCCTCTCCATGTTCCGCGTCAGCTCCTCGGTCTCCTGGCCGTGGGGCTTCATTACCGAATCCTACGCGGGGGCCTGGCAGACTAATACCGAACTCACGCTCGACACGACGGACAACCTGCTGCGCAATTCCTCCGTGTACGCCTGCGTGACTGGCATTTCGAGCGATATAGCCAAGCTGCGCGTCAAGCTCACCCAGGACCGGCAAGGCATCTGGGAAGAGATCCCAAGCGGCTCCCCGTTTCTTTCGGTTCTGCGCAAGCCGAATCACTATCAGAACCGGATCAAATTCATTGAAAGCTGGATACTGTCCAAGTTGTTGGCCGGTAACACCTATGTCCTGAAGGAGAGGGAACCGGGTCGGGGCCTGGTCAAGCGCCTGTACGTGCTTGATCCGACCAGGGTCGTTCCGATGGTTGCCTATGACGGCGGCGTATACTACGATTTGTATACCGACTATCTCTCGGGCCTCCCCGAGCAGGTAACGGTCCCCGCCTCGGAAATCATTCACGATATAGGTCCGAGCCTCTGGCACCCACTGATCGGCGTACCCCCCCTTTAT